CAAGTAAAAAATATTATGGAGGATATATTGGGCCAAGAGTAAGAGGAGCTTTTGCAAAAAAAGAAAATGAAGATCAAACTGGTAAAAAACTCAGAGGGAAAAAACAATATACAAAATCTGGATTTTATGGAGCTTGGGTTGAGTATGGAGATCAAGTCATGTTTGGTGGCAGAGGAAAAGGAAAGGCTCAGCCTTTCATGGCTGATGCTTGGAACTCTACACATAAAAAAGTTTTAGTTGATGGTTTTAGAGATGCCGAAATTATTTATAGAAGAGCTTTAAAAATAGATGAAAGAAGATTGAAAAAGTATGGACGTTTAGGCTATTAAAATGGAAATAGGAAAAGCAATATTTAAAATATTAGATGATAACTCAGATGTTAATGCTTTAGTAAGCTCAAGGATTTATCCTATGATTGCGAGGCAAGGAACAGATTTTCCTTTTATTATTTATGATGTTTTGAGTGATGAGCCAACAGATTACAAAGAAGGAGTTTCCTCTTTAGACACTACATCTATTATGGTAAGTGTTTATTCTGAAACATATTCTCAAGCCTCTGATTTAGCAAAAAAAGTTAGAACTGCTCTTGATAGACAATCTGGAACAATTGCTGGAATTAAAGTACAATCTATCAAATATGATGGATATAATGATTTTTTTGATTTAGATTCATTTGATAACTCATCAACAAACGCAAGAGGAGTTTTTAGAAAAGCTTTAGATTTTGATGTTAGAATAATAAATCCATAAAAATGGCAACAGAAATAATAAATAAAAATTTTACATTAATTAATGATTCGGCAGATATAGAGATTTTTAACAAAGCAACTAATGGTGTTTCTATCAGCTCTATTGGTGTTAAAATAAATTCTGGAGATGAAATAGAAAAAGATTGTCTTTGGACTTTGGAACTGCAAACAAACTGCAATGAACTAAACAAAACAGAAAACAACATCAAAACATCTACTGAAGTTTGTTTTGATAACATAGATACAAATTTTTCTAATGATACGCTTGCAACTATTAAGATAACATCTCAAAGTTATTTGGGGGACGTTTCTGGTTCATGTAGTATTAAATTAGATATTTAAAAATAAATAAAATGAAATATAAATTATTAAAAGACTGGTTTTCTCATAGACATAACAGGACAATAAAAGAAGGAGCTTATGTTATCATTAAAGATCAAGCTGAAATTGAAGATTTGATTGAACAAGAATGCATTGAGAAAATAGTAGAAAAAAAGAAAAAAAAGAAAAAAAGTAAATATTAATTAATAAAATAATAAAAAAATGGCAATATTAAATGGAACAGATGTCCGAGTTTACAATGCCTCTAATGGAAATTTAGTTGCTTTTGCTCAAAGTGCAACGCTAAATTTCTCAATGAGTACAAGAGATATAACAAACAAAGAATCTGGAGGCTTCAAAGAGAGCCTTGAAGGACTAAGAGAATTTTCAATTGATTTAGATGGTGCTTATGCTTTCACAGATGCAAGCGGCTCAGCTTTAACAAATGGAGCTGATGATTTAGTTTTATCAAATATGATAACAACAAGAGCAGCTTTAACAGTAAAGTTTGGAAACACTACTGGAGCAACTGGAGATACTGATTATCAGGGAAGCGTATTTTTAACAAGTTTTTCAGTTAGTGCTGGAACAGAAGATACTGCAACTTATTCAATGAGTTTTGAAGGAACTGGAGCTTTATCGCAAACAGTGGCTTAGTATTAATTTAGGTTAATGAGGAGGCAATCTTGTTTAGTTTGTTTTGCCTCCTCATAAGCCTTTAAAAAAAAACAAACAAAATGAAAAAATATGAATTTGTAAAAATAGGAACTAAACAATATCCAGTTAAATTTGGATTTTCAGCTCTTAGGAAATACAGTGCAAAAACACAAACTACATTACAAGATTTAGAAAAGCTAGGACAAGAAATGACCTTAGATGGTGCTTTGACTTTGATATACTGTGGGATTGAAGATGGTTATAGAGCAGCAAAGCAAAAATGTGAGTTGACAATTGATGATTTGGGAGATTTGATTGATGATGATTTTGATTCAATTTCAAGATGTATGGAAGTTTTATCAAGTCAAATGGGAGGAGATAAGGGAAAAAAGCCGAAGGCCAGCAAGAAGTAAAAGAATCTCTTAGCTGGCAAAAGCTTGAAAGAGTTGCTTTTGGACAAATGAATTTATCTCCAGAAGAATTTTACGATTATCTCCCTAAGCATTTTTGGACTAAGATGGATGGTTTTTATGAACTTGAAAATTTAAGACAGCAGCAAGAGTGGGAGAGAGTAAGGTGGCAAACAACATATTTGATCAACGTTCATTTGCCAAAAAACAAATCAATCAAATCAACTGATTTAGTTAAATTTGATTGGGAGAAGAAAGAAAAAATTGATGTAAAAAAATTAAAAGAAAGAGCAGAATATTATAAAAAAATGAACGAATATGGCAAATAAGGCAGTTGGTTTTTTAACTTTTAATTTTGGTGCAAATATGCAAGGCTTTGACAGAGCCATGAAAAAAGCAAGCACCAGAGTTGCAAAGTTTGGGAGACAAATGAAAAGAGTTGGAAGTAACATGACAAACTCAATCACATTGCCTATTCTTGGAGTGGGAGCAGCTGCTGTTAAAATGGCAACTGATTTTGGTACTTCAATGACAAAAATTAGAACTCTTGTTGGTGCTTCAGCTGAAGAGTTAAAAGCTTATGAGAAAGATGTTTTATCTCTTTCAGCAACAACTGGAGTTGCGGCCTCTCAATTGGCAGAAGGATTGTTTTTTATTACTTCAGCTGGTTTAAGTGGACAAGAGGCAATTGATGCTTTAAGCGTTTCAGCTAAGGCTTCAGCCATGCAGATGGGAGATATGAATGATATTGCTTCTGCATTAACCTCTGTTATGAAAGCGTATGAAGGAGAGCAAATGTCTGCTGCAAGAGCTGGAGATTTACTTCATGAAACATTAAAACAAGGAAAATTTGAAGCTTCTGAATTTATGTCAAGGCTAGGGAGAGTAATTCCAACTGCTGCTGCTGCTGGAATATCATTTGAAGAGCTTGGAGCTGCTGCTGCTACAATGTCTAAACTTTCTGGAGATGCAGCCTCAACCTTAACTGGATTGAACCAGTTGATGATGAAACTCTTAAATCCTTCAGCTGAACAAATAGAGATTCTTAGTATGCTTGGCATGACTTATGGAGATTTATCAAAAATGCTTGATGATTCCTTAATGGGTACTCTTCAACATCTCTTTAATGAACTTGAGGGAACTGATGATCTATTATTGAAAATGTTTGGCTCTTCAAAAGCAGTAACAGCTGCTCTTTCTACTATGGGGCTGCAATCAGAAACATATACTCAAGTGCTAGATGGAATGAATAATTCTGTCGGCAATGTTAATGAAGGATTTGATATTCTTTCAAGTGATGCTGGCTTTAGATTTCAAAAAACATTAAATCAAGTAAAACTTGTTTTGATAGATATTGGAAATATTGTTATGCCTTTAGTTTTAAAAGGTTTGGAAGCTATTTCAAGAGCTATAAGTAAATTTAGCAATCTAAGTCCTGAAGTTAAAAAAATGAGTGTTGCTTTTGCTTTAATTCTTGCATCTGTTGGTCCATTGTTGACCTTATTTGGAAGTTTTGCAAGAATTGGAGCTTTAATTGCTAGAGGATTTGCTTTAGTATCAATTAAAGTTTTGGCAATAATAGCTGCCATTGGTTTATTAGTTGCTTCATTTTTATTTTTAAGAGAAAATTATGATGCTATTGTTGAGAGATTAAGCGATTGGAGTTGGTGGAGAAATGCTTTAATAAAAGCTGTTCAGACGTTAGTTCAATACAATCCATTAAGCGTTTTTACAAAAGCTTTGAATGCTTTAATCACTAAATTGGGAGGCGATCCTTTGCCAGATCCATTTGAATCAATTTCTGAAAAGCTAGAAGATTTAAAAGTAGAAACAAAAGAATATGAAAATGATTTCACAGATTTTGGAACCTCAATCAAGAATCAAGCTAAACAAATAAAAAACGCTTTAAATTTTGATTTAAGTTTAGGCTTAGAGGGTGGAACTGGAACTAGAACTGGAGATGAGCCGAAAAAACAAAAAACATTAACACCTACATCTCCACTTCAATC